TTGTAGAAGAAAAAAATCTGCTTACACACCTCTACGAATATGTAAAGATGTTTTCCACCAAGCAGGGTTATTATAAGCACAATTGCGTTTGTAATGCGACCATTATAGGCGACCTAAAGAGCGTCCAGTCGGCGACCACACTCTCTTAAGCAACACCACACATCTTCTTAATGTAATCACGCTGGGTGAGTGAATTGCGACACATCTCCAGATACGAACCTTGTTCCATCATATCCAAATTGACTTCCTCCTGACTAAACTCCAAATGTTGCGCCAGTTGAGCGTCGTATTTTTCAAACAACAAAGGCAGGGTTGCCTTCCTTTGTTGTTCGTGTGCCTTGTATATCATCTTCTCAATTTGAACCATCTTCACACCTACCTTCAGGTTTTCCACCTTCTTCGCCCAACCTGCCGAGTATCCTCCCAACGAGCGGTCAAGTATTACGCCAAACAATTTTGATAGAGTTGCCTTGCCTTCGTAGGCGGTGATTTTTGCCTTGAGTGAGGCGATTCGCTCGTCGCAGTTGTCGTATACTACTTGGTAAGACATTCTTGATTTGTTGCTGTGTTTGATTTGTTGTGATTACTCTGCTTCAATTTTCTATCCAGAGAAAATCAATTCAATTTTTTTTTTTAATAGTGGAAAATCAAACATCACAAAACATTTTAATTCCAAAAATCCTCTCCGTCGTAGACGACCACATCAGGTCTTCCGGCGAAAGTGAAGCGGAAGTAGTTGATTTTGAACCAAGTGATGTGTGTTTCGCCGGCAGGCACAGGTTTAATCGCCACAGAGTCATATTTGTCTATATGGCGGAAACCCAGTTTCAAGTAGAGTTGAACGAGGTCAGGTTTGCTTGAATCAAACATAACCTTAAAATTGGAACACTCGCAACACTCGTGATTCACAAACTGGTCGTAGAGACCCTTGCCGATTCCTTGACCCCTGAACTTCTTATCCACCAACCAGTATTCCAGCGAAATCAGGTTGTATTCTCCCCAGCAATTACCCCAGCAACCATTTCCCAAATCGTAGATGATGAACCCAACAACCTTGTAATCCTTTCCCATCTTCTTCTTCGCCACGCAGATTTGGTATGACCTTGCCCCCAATTGCCTACAGGTGTGAAGGGGGTTGAGAACAGATTTGATTTGAGGCAGATAGAACTTGTGTCTCCTTGCGAGTGATAAGATGCGCTTATTGAGTTTCTCATCACCCCTCTTTCCCTGTGTGTAAGGGTAATTCTCGTATGTGATTCCAGACATTCTTGATTTGATTGATTTCTTTGAGTATGTATAAACTTAAAGATTTCATTTCAATTTTTTTTGAAAATAGTGAAAAAAATCACATCTTGGAACTTTTTTTATGATTTTAGCATTTCAATTGATTTCAAAAAAAATTGAAATGTTTTTCTTGAAATAAGATAGGAGACAAGCGACAAGCAACAAGACATATTACAAGATGACTACCCAGACACAAACCAAGAAAGACCAATACGCCACCTGCGAGGAGTGTGGGCGTAATTGCTATACTGGAGGCGAACACGACGAGGAATACATTTGCGAGGATTGCGAGGACGAAGACCTTGCCTACGACTGCGAGGGGTGCGGACAGCATCTCTACATAACTGAAATGGCGAAATGTGAGGAGCGAGAATTGTGCGCCGAGTGTGTTGATTCTGGGAGACGAAATGGTTGTGATTGTCCTGTGTGTGTTGAGGCGAAAGAGGAAGAACCCACATTTGATGACTTGCTCGGTGATGACCGACTGGATTTCAGCAATCCTACAAATGTGGCGCAGTTCACCGCCTTCGTCCAAGCAAACTTCACCAGAGAAGAAATCTTCCCAGAGACCAAACCAATCATCACCAGCGACAGCATCAGCGGAGAGGTAAGCAGAGAACTTGAGACCCTTCAGGCGCAGAATGCCCGACTGGTTGCCGAGAATCAGCGTCTACAACAGCAACTGGTCGCAATCAAATCCCTTCTATCCTCCAATTAAGGTTGTGAGGGGGTTTCCACACACGAGACACACAGGTAGGTTCAGGTAAGGGGTCTTCCATACAGGGAGAACCAAAAGAGACAGAGCGCAATCCCAAGCGTTCAGCGGTAGATGTCTCTAACTTTTTTTTCAATTCAGCATTCTCTGCTTCCAACTCCTTAATACGATTGTAGAGTTTATTCACTTCATAAAAAGCAACAGCACCTTCCATATTACAATAACCGGATATTTATTGTAATAAACAGAGAAAAAAACACCTTAATCTTCACTAACGGCAACCGAAAGTAATTTTAGGTGGTAGAGAAATAGAGACATTAGGGTTGGGGCATAAAGCGGGAAGCACCCTTTTTGCTAAATCTACGACAGGTTTGATAGGTGGGCGAGGAAGTTTGATAGGCATTCTTTTCTATAGTAGTTGAAGATAATATTTTCGGCAAGGTGGACTAAAGGTGGAGAGGTGGGGCAAGGTGGGGCATTTACGACCTTTTTCTCTATTCCCAGAAACGCCATTCCAGCATATAGCGCTTGACCCCAGATTCACCCCACCTCACCTCACCTCCCCACCTCACTTTTTCTTAAATTGTAATAATCTTGAACTACAATTTAAAAGTTTTTACCGGCGATAGGGTTTGAACCTATGACCTCGGGATTATGAGTCCCGCGCGCTTCCCCTGCGCCACACCGGTTTCAGTAATGAAAACTTTACAATAAGAATTATTAGGGGTATACAAGAAAATTACATACCCAAGTGTTTCGCCATCTTTCCGCCAGAGAGACCACCGCCAGAAGAACCACCACCAGAGAGACCACCACCAGAGAGACCACCGCCGGACTGACCCATACCAACTGCCTCCATCAAAGGTCTCGCCATCATATTCACCTTGTCTTCAACCGAACCACCGACGATACGGGCAAGACCAGATTTAGCATACTGGGGGCGAGAACTGACCGCAAGCACATCAGCACGAGACAGAATTGCGGTATAAGTTTGCGAAGTCCCCCTTTCTATCGCCAGAACGCCTGATGAAGCGGTAATCAGCACCAATTCATATTCGTTCGCACCAATATTGAGACCCGTGTGATTCTCCAATTCAACCCGGAACTGAAGTTGGAAAGCACCGATAGAACCGGGTGCGTAGACATCATCAAGTTCAATATGGCGACCAAACTCAAGAGCAAGGACAGAACCGACGAGGGGAAGCACCTGCGGAAGAGCAGTAGCGGAAGATGCGCCTGCCTGTGAAGATTTGTAGGCACGACCGCTAAACTCCGCCCAAGTTTGATTTGAACCTGACTCAACAGACATACGCCACAAATCCCACTGTGTGCTTCCTGAAAGGAGACCCGCCTTATTGTTGAAATTAATGTATACCTTCTTGATAGGCAAGAAGGCGTCAGCGTCAGCGGGGGTTTGCGTAGCAAGAATCTTACGAGCGACGATAATCAGTTTATCAGGAACAGAGTTCAACTGAATACTGGCGAAGTTCTGCTCTACAGAAGCGCCGTTGTTGATTGCCTGTGAAACATTCGTCAAATAGCGGGGATATTCCATAAAGGGAACAACATTACGGGCAGAAACCAAGTTGGAAGGTTGGCGAGTCAGGAAGAGCATAAGCAACTGGGAAGAAGCAACATTTGAAATGTAGGGTTGAGTGCCGATAGAGAACCACGGGTTCGCAATAGTAGCAGTAGCAGTTCCAATAGGTCCGTTTGCGAGACGCACAGCACGATTAGCAGACCCCAAATTAAAGACGAAGTTTAAGGTCTGCGCGCCATACAGTCCCTGATTGTTGGTTTCAGGGTCAGTCCAGATAAAAGGGGACATCATAAGGGGTTCACGGGTTCTGTAGTTGATGACGATAGTGCGCTCGTTAAGGTCAGCGCCGTCTGCTTTGGGAGTATTACCGGCAATAGAGGTAATCGTAAATCCACCTCTGGGTTGGAAGTCCTGGTCTAAAGCGCAATCATTCCAAGCAGAGTTGGGGTTGTTGTTTGCGCCAAGAGCGTCGGTGTAAGACCAGTAAGAGTCATACTGGGTGGGAGTGGCGTTGTTGTAGCGGGCAACTTCACGGCGGTCGCCAAAGCGGAGCAACTGGAACATAATATCACGCTGGTTCTGGGATACTGTGTTGTTGTTGATGGTTGCTTGAATGGTGGAACAGCAGGAGTGGAAGGGGAAAGGACCAAGAGCAGAAGCATATCCTAAATTGACGATAGTTTGACCGACAGGCATACTGGCGGTAGGAGTCGCCTTAAAGGTGATAGACATATCTGTCTCAACCATCACACGACGAGAGAATACTGTGCTTTCGCTTGGTAATTGAATATTGAAAGTAATAGAAGAGGTGGATTTGGAAATCGCCTCATACTGGGAGGGGGTGATGTTCTGCGCTCCCTTAAAGACAGCATATCGCACCTTGTCGGTCGTCAACAGCAGGTCGTCTTGGACGCAAATCTTCTCAAAATCAGCACTCGCCATTTTATCTTTGTTTATAATTATAGCAAAGATAAAAAAAATGATAGGATTGCTTATTATCCCTAAAATTACATTACTCCACCATCTTTCTTACGGAACATAATTTTCAGGGAGCAGGAGCAACCATTCTGTAAGAAGAAATCGTGGGTGATTCCGTAGACATCTTTCCACGCCACGCTGATTTGAACTCCGTAAAGTGGGGAATTGGATTGGAGGTCAATCAGGCGATATTCGGCGGTAGGCAGGTAGAGGACATTCGGGAAATATTCAGTTCCAGTTGTTAAATTAACTACTAAATCTGTGATTTCGTTGCTTAAATTATCAT